CTTCAATCAACATATCAGTATGATAAAAAAAATTGTGGATGGGTTCACTCTGATGAATATAATTTTGGTGGAGTTATATTTTTAACAAAAAATCCTGATGATGATACAGGTGTAACCATATACAAATCTAAAAATGGTCATCATTCAATTACTTCACAGGAGGAACAAATAAAAAATACACACTTTCTAGGTAGCATAGTTGACGATGATAGTTTTAATCAATCTTATAATACATATCATAATCAATTTGAAGAGACTATAAAAATAAAAAATATCTATAATAGATTAGTTTTATTTAATAATGATACTTTACATGCAGTTCAAACTTATGGGACAAAAGAAAGGTTGACAATACCATTTTTTAATACTAATATTAGTAATAAATTACCACCTCTTTATAGGTAAATGAAACTTACACAAGAACTAATTGACAAAATTCAAGAGGCAATGTTACATACCAACTTGAAAGGTGAAATAAACTGGAAAGATGGAGATGATATTGAAGTACAGATTGCAGGTACTTTTGCAAAGGATAAATTTATTGTATTGAAAAATGCATCGAAGAATCCTTTTGAAAATGCACAACCACATCCTTATTTTGATTATGAGAAGAAGGTGTTTACTAAAGATGGTAGAGAGGAATATATGAAAGAACAGGAGAAGTTAAAGAAATGAGTGAAGAAGAATTACAAGAACAAATCATACAACAGATTGAAGTTCTAGTTGAAGAACTAGGCGGTAGTATGTGCCACTCTGTAAGGTGTAACAGTATGGGTAGACAGAGTAAAGTTATAGAGATAGAATATAATGTAGAAGGATAAAACTACATTATGAATATTTTTGTAACTGATCCATCACCAACTGTATCAGCACAAGTATTACCTGACAAACACGTTGTCAAGATGCCTTTAGAATCTTGTCAGATGCTTGCTATTGTTTGCTCTGAAAAGTGGGGTCATGGATACGGTGAAATACACAAGAAAGATGGTGAACCATACAAAACTGATAAGGGTGCATTTAGAGGACATCCTTGTACTGTATGGGCAAATGAATCCAACATTAACGCTTGGTGGCTAGTTGCCCATGCTATGGCACTCTGTGAAGAGTATACACATCGTTATAGAAAAGTCCATAGTTGCGAGAGCACCGTTCTCGAAGCAGGACACCTAATTCCATTTACAATGGAAAGACCAAAATCATTCGCATTTGCAGGACCCGATGAGTTTAAATATGACACAAGCATTGACACTTTTACTGCTTACAAACGTTATATATCGTCCAAACCTTGGGTTGCATTTAATTATTTACGTGACCCATCCAGACAACCAAATTGGTTATGAAAGATAATTTATTTTCCACTCCTTTTTGGAAAATTAAAGTTCCTAATCATCAATCTATTAAAGAAAAGTATTTACAATCTTTTATAGATGGTTATGAAAAAAAAATTTTTAATATTCCAGAAGATTGGGTAACTCATAAATGTCATACCTCTTTTAAGGATAATAAAATTATTGAAAAAGAAATATTTGATGAATATCAATCTGTATTTAATTCAGTAATTGAAAAAGAATGGAACGGTAGTATTGAATATTGGTGGTCAGTATATAAAGATAATGAATATCAGGAATGGCATAATCACATGCCTGGTACTTTATCTGCAATTCATTTTTTAAATTTCAAAGATGAACATCTTGCACCTATATTTGAAGACCCACTTAAGAGTGTAAAATCAATAATAAATCATACTGCATTGAATAAAGATTTGTCATCTTCACCTTATTATATACCAAAAGTAGAGGAAGGTGATATGATTATATTTCCATCTTACTTAAACCATACTGTACCTGCAGGTAAATATAAATCCTACAGAGTTACTATCGCTATTAATCTTAACATACAATTATGAAAGAATTTGATTATGACCTCGATTACAAAAAACTTGATTTTACAGACACGGAAACTCGTGAACTTTATCGTATTGGAAGGGGAGAGCAAGGAGTTCTACTGGTTCGCCCTTATACTAACATTATTTGTAATCATTGGAGATTCAAAACTCCTAGAGAAGCAATAATATCTTCTAATAAAATATTTGCGATGTATCTAGATTATCGTGATGAAGGAGACTTCATTGGTATGGATATGTGTCGTAAATTTTTAGAAATGGGATTTACTCGTGCTAGAAGATATGCGAATCATAACTCTGGTAGGAAATACAAAAAAGGAACTAAAGAAGTCTTACCTCAAGAAGAAGACAACTTAAGTAGTAAGTACGCAGAGTCTGCAAGAGTATTCAAAAAGGTTCGTGACATTGTTGCAAAAAGCGATGTTTATGTTAAAATGAGAAAAGAATGGAGAGCAAAAGAAAATGACAGAGTTAATTGCTAAAGAAGACCCAAGATATTTTTCACAAACTTCTGATAAACCCTATGACCGACATCATTACAGAATAGTTTGTCAAAACAAATCTTTTGTTGTAGAATCTTGGGATGAGGTTCAAGAATATTGGTGGAACAACTGTCATTCACCTTGGTTTGAGGGAACAGTTGTTCACGTTATTGATAAACCAAAACCAAAGAAACAATCTAAAGGTTTTAAATGAATTTATTAGTCGCAGGAAGAATCACAGGTTCGGTGTTGATTATTTGTGCGTATTTTGTTATACTACATGTATCTGCCTTTTACGGTGCAATAATTCATATTATTGCTGATATTATTTGTATTCCATTTTATATTCACAATAAACAATGGGATGTTGCAATTATGTTAGCATTTTTGATGAGCATAGCAATTAGCAAAGTTGCAATTTTATTATGAGTGATTTTATATGGGTTGAAAAATACAGACCCCAAAAAATTGAAGATTGTATTCTCCCTGATAGTATTAAGAAAACTTTTAGGGATTTTTTAACAGCAGGTGAGATACCAAACCTGTTGCTCTCAGGTCCGCCAGGTATAGGTAAGACCACAGTAGCAAAAGCACTTTGTAATCAATTAGGAGCAGATTACTATGTCATTAATGGGTCGGATGAAGGACGTTTTCTCGATACTGTTCGGACGAACGCAAAGAACTTCGCATCTACCGTCTCTCTTACAAGTGAGTCGAAACATAAAGTCATTATCATTGACGAAGCAGACAATACCACTTCCGATGTACAGCTCCTTCTCAGAGCGTCTATTGAGGAGTTCTCCAAAAACTGCAGGTTTATCTTTACGTGTAACTACAAAAACAAAATTATCGACCCTTTACATAGTAGGTGTACTGTTGTTGATTTCTCGATTAATAAAAAAGACAAACCAACAATAGCAACACAATTCTTTTCAAGACTAACTAATATTCTTGAACAGGAAAAGATTGATACAGATAAGAAAGTTGTAGCACAATTAATAAATCAACATTTTCCAGATTGGAGAAGAGTATTAAATGAGTGTCAGAGATATTCTGTAAGTGGAAAAATAGATAGTGGTATATTAGCAGTATTCTCTGATGTTGCAGTAAATGATCTCATTAAAAATCTCAAACAAAAAAACTTTTCGGAAGTTCGTAAGTGGGTTGTTGCCAACTTGGACAACGACACTTCTATGTTATTGCGTCGTATTTACGATAGCTTATATGATTCCTTGGAGCATCGCAGTATACCTGCTGCTGTCCTTATTATTGCAAAATATCAGTATCAAATTGCGTTCGTCGCAGATCAAGAAATTAATCTTTTGGCAGCGTTAACAGAAATTATGGTGGAGTGTGAATTCAAATGATTAAATCTTTTGGTTTATTGATTTTAAGATTATCAATCGGAACGATGTTAATACATCATGGATATGAAAAGACAGCAGACATACAAAACTTTGCTGATGCATTTGTAAGACCTATTGGATTACCATTTCCAATATTGTCGTCATACATAGCAGCATACTCTGAAATATATGGCAGTTGGTTTGTGATAGCAGGACTATTCACAAGATTCGCATCTCTCTCAATTGTAGGTACAATAGGTGTAGCAATATATCACGCTATTGTAACTGCAGGATTCAACATCTACTTATTAGAACTTCTAATATTGTACTTTGGGGGAGCATTTTGTATCCTTTGTTATGGTGGAGGAGACTTTGCACTTGATATATTTTTAAGAAAGTTTAGAATAAAATTTAAAAAACCACATTTACCTTTTGAATAATTGACTTTATAATCAATCTCTACTATAATAAAAATATTATTAATTCAAATGACAGTTAAATTAATTCGTATGTGGTCTGGTGAAGATGTCGTTGCAGACATTGTTGAAGAAACTACTGATTCAATAGTAATCACAGACCCAATCGTGGCAGTACCGTCACCTCAACAAGGAAATATTGCATTTGCTCCTTGGTCTCCTTTACTTCAAAAGGATAAAATTGAAATCACTAAAAAATATGTAGTTTACATTGGAGACCCTCAAGAGGAAATTATCGAACAATATAAATCTATGTTTGGTAAGATATCAACTCCTACTAAAAAATTAATTTTGTAATGTTGAAGGTATTAGAAAATCCAATAACTAATAATTTTTTAGATTTAAAAAATTTTATACTTTCAAATGATTTTATCTGGAGATATGATACATCAACTGGTATGCCTTTCTATGGACATACGTTTTTAGAAAGACCAGAAAAGACAGGATTTTCTGAACCTTTATCTGAACTTATTAATTTAAATTTAACAGTATTAAAAGAAATTATAGATTTCAATAATTTATTTGATAGATATTTTTTCTTGAGATCAAATGTAAATTGTGTGCATCCAGATAATGATAAACAATTTTCTGAACCACACATAGATCATGATTTTCCACATTTCAACTTACTTGTATATTTAAGTGGTGATGGTGAAACAATTGTAGAGGATGAAAAGTATTTTCCAAAAGAAAATGATGTAATTCTTTTTACTGGAAATCATTACATGAAAAGACCAAGTAAAGGTAGAAGAATAATTTTAATTTCTACCATATTTGAATATAACAAAAACAATGACTAAATCAACTTTCACTAAAACTAAAGCACAAATCAAATCATATCAATATTATTTGTTCTGGGGTGCTTGCACTTTTGCTGTAATGGCAGGACAAATTTTTGTTGGTGCAGGATATCAATCAATGTCTAACTCAGTAAAAGACCTTACTGAATTAATTGAAATAAAAATGGAATGGGATGAATTAGATAGGAGACGTACAGGTCAATCACCTTACATACCAATGATAGATCCTGATGATTATATTATCTGGGAGACAATAGATTAAGATGTCACTAAAATCAATTAAAACACCACTAAGATATCCTGGCGGTAAGTCAAAAGCATCTGTTAAGATGGATCAATACTTTCCTGACTTTAGTAAGTATAAGGAGTATAGGGAACCATTTTTGGGTGGTGGTAGTGTAGCAATTCATATTACAAAAAATTATCCAAAACTTAAAATATGGGTCAATGATTTGTATGAACCACTTGCAAACTTCTGGCAACAATTACAGGGTAATGGGGAGTATGTTTACAGACAATTACAGCAACTTAAAACTAG